TTGGAATGAAAGATATATGATACCAGCTATGTTAAAACTTATACAAGAACAACACACGGAAATAGAACAAATGAAAAAAGAAATAGAAGAATTAAAAGGAGGTAAATAAAATGTCTTATACAAGAGTAAATTGGGAGAACTTGCCAAGTACAAATACACCAGTAAATGCAACTAACTTAAATAAGATGGTTGCAGGAATAGCAAATGCAGTAGAGAAAACAGGAGATACAATGACAGGAGCTTTAAGCTTTAATAATACTAATAGTTATGAAGCAATTATAAAAGATAGAACTATAAATAACATAAATTATAAAGCTAAATTAGGTATTGCTGGCAATGGGTCTGTTAGATTGGAATTAAATGAAGGTAGTTCTACATCAGGAACAAGTTTAGAAGTAAGAACAAATGGACTATATAATGGATTGTCAGGTCAAAAGTTATTAGAAATAAAAACAAAAACAATAAACAATGCTCCAGTTAATGATTATGGGAATGTTGACTTAGGGTTAAGTGCATTATCTGCAATGGTTTTGGGTGTAAATTTTGCAAACAATGATTGTAATTCGATACCATTTATAAATGCAAACAATTGGTATTGTTATGTTGTTAAAAATCAACCTCAAAATGTTATTAATTTACATACAAGTGGAACTGTAACAACGACAGTATATTATGTAGAATTTTAAAGATTTGATATTTTAGTAAAAATATGGTATAATATAAGTAGAGGAGAAAAACAATGTCAGAAGAATTTGTTAGTAGAAATGAGTTCAATGGGTTAAAACAAGAGGTACAAGAGCTAAAAATAGAAGTCAACGAATATAAAGGCATATTAACTCAGATAGACAAAAAGATTGATGTAATAGGCGAAAAGATAGCGAATGGCGAAAAAATTGATGAGTTAAAGATACAACCTATTGAAAAAAGATTGCAAAAGCTTGAAGATAATCAAGGTTGGTTATGGAAGTTATGTGCTTCAATAATAATAACAGGAATTATTGGTGCGGTAGTAACTTTTAAATAAAGGAGGTAATGTATGATGGAAAAAGAAAATTTAGCAATGGAAATGTTAAGAGAATTGAAACAAAATTCTCGCAGATGGTTTATTATAGCCATAGTAGAATTAGTATTATTAGTAGGAAGCAACATAGGATGGCTTTTATATGAATCACAATACGAAGATGTAACAACTACTACTGATGAAGTGCAAACAATGGAAGATATAGACAACTCAGCTAATTCTAATTATACACAAACTATAAAATGAGGTGATATAATTGAGAATGTATCAAAGAAAAACTACTATAACAAGGAGAAGAGTAAAAAGTAATGGAAGCTCCAAAAAAGTTAGAAGAAGAAAAAGACGTTAAAATAAATTTTGATTTTACTAAGCAAGAACTTGAATTTATACTAGAAAATGCAAGATTTAATGAAATACAAAGAAAAGTTTTTAATAGATTAACTGATATAGATGGTAGACAATCTATTGTTAAAATAAGCATAGAAGAACATATTTCTACTTCAACAGTTAGTCGAATTATAAAACAGATTAAAAAGAAAATATTGAGGTTGCTTTAATTAGCAATCTCTTTCCATTTAGAACTGAATTTGTATTTATTTGGAATGTGGGCAGATTTATTAGTTTCAACCATCTCAATAAAACCACTTTCTATTAATTTATTTCTTGAAGAATAAAAAGTCATTTTTGACATATATTTGCTAGATGAACTTTCTGCATAATAAAATTCTTCTTTTCCTAAAGCAGATAACTGCATATATGCATATAAAACTTTTGCACTGCTAGGAAGATTTAAAAACTTTTTATTTTTCAATAGGTCTTCATTTAAAATTACACATTCATCATTGCTTTTATTGTTTTTTATTTTAAAATTTAATTTTTCAATTATTTCTTTAATTTTATTTTTCATATTCAAACTCCTTAAATAATAATCCGGAAGCAAAAGTTATTGTTAATAGATAGAGTAATCCCCTAGAGAATAAAACAAGAAAACTCTACCTATATAAAAACAATCCGTATAGCATTAAGCCGATTGCCGTATAGATTATTGATGAGTATAGATTATTTCAAATCTAACAACTTAAGTATTTTCATACACATACAGTTTAGTCCATAAATTCAGTTGCATCCCTCTTCTAAACTTCCACTCCCCTACATTTTTATTTATTGTGGAAACAGGTAAATCCACTAACACGCACATAGAAGATAATCACATCAATAAAATAATTATCCACCGGACTTGCTTATTGCATCGGCTAGTCAGACCTTTTAGTTTCTTTAATCTATAACTAAAGCATAAAAAATAGACATTGTTTCGAGGGTACAATGCCTATTAATTTATATAAAATGTTTAATAACATATTATAAACTTACTTACTATTGTTTCCTCGAATAACAATAATTAATATTTAATTGTAAGCATATAATATCACACATTTTGTATTTTGTCAAGTACAACTTTAAAATGATATTTTTTTGATAATATTTTAATAAGCCGAAAGGCTTTTTTTATTTTACAATTTAATTATAAAAGAAAGGAGATGTGAGAAGTGAGAAAAGATAGTTTAATCATAACGAGAGAAACTATGCTCGGACATCTTCTTTTTATTTTGGAGAAATTAAACAATATAGATAATTTATTAAGCCTTAAAATTAAAAATAAAACAATTTAAAACAAAAGGCATAAAAGTTATTAGCTAATAAATAAAAATGGCTCAAAACTAAAATATAAAAGAAATAGGAGGTAATTAGCAAAATGGCTTACCCATATTATCCAAATAATCAAATTTATATGCAAAATATGCAGGATTTACAGAATATGAGAGATAAAATCGACAGACAAATGCAACAAGTACAACAAATGAATCAAAATCAAATTCAACAACAACCACAAATTCCTCAAGTAAATCAAACATTTCAATTAGCACCTAATCCAAGTAGCAATGAATTAGAAAGCAAATATGTAAACAACATTGATGAAGTTAAAGGAATATTTGTAATGAAAACAGGAGTATTTTTAAATAAAGACTTAAATACTTTATGGATTAAAAATACAAATGGAGATATCAGAACTTTTGAATTAAATGAAGTTATTCCACAAGACCCAAAGGATATAGAAATAAATAATTTAAAACAAGAATTACAAAGAATGAGGGAGATGATAAATTATGGCAATGAATCCGATGTCAATAATTCAAACTTTAATGAACCAAATGAAAGTAAAGCTACCACAAAACTTTCAAGTCGCTCAAAATCTAATGCAAAACAAAAATAATCCACAAGATTTAGTAAATCAAATATTTGGCAGTATAAATCCTGAACAAAAACAAAATTTATTAAATCAAATGAAACAATATGGGTGCCCAGATAACATTTTAAGTCAATTACAAAATATGAAATAGGTAATAATTTGTTTCTTGTGAAACATTTATTATAAATATTTTTAAAGAAAGGAGAGAAAAGCTATGGGAGATAATATGTCACCAGCTGATGTTCGCAGTGTAATAGATGCAAGTAACGACAGCAGAGGATTTGCTTATCCATACCCAATGTATGGAGGTGGATTTGGCAATAGCGGATTTGGTGGAGATAGTTCATGGCTATGGCTAATAATTATCCTTGCCTTATTTGGAGGTTGGGGAAACAATGGTAATGGCGGATTTGGAAATGGATTTAACAATGATTATGCTTGGCTATCTAATGGTCAAAAAGAAATCATGCAAAACACTAACGACGGATTCAACACATTACAATTAGCAAACCAATTAACAGGAATTTCTAGCGGAGTTCAAAATTTATCAACTCAATTATGTAATTGTTGCTCAGACATAAATGCAACAGTTAATAGCGGATTTGCAAATGCTGAAAGTTCTGCAAATGCTAGACAGATTGCTAATATGCAACAAGCATTTAATTCAGAAATAGCAACTTTGAATGGATTTAATAACATTAATAATGCTCTTCAACAATGTTGTTGCGACAATAGACTAGCAACTTGTCAAACACAAAACATAGTCCAAAATGAAGGAAATGCTACAAGATTTGCAGATGCTAATAATACAAGAGATATTATAACAAATGCAACATCTAATACTCAAGCTATTCTTGATAAACTATGTCAGTTAGAATTAGACGGAGTTAAAGCTCAAGTTGAAGCTAAAAATGATAAAATTGCAGACTTACAAAGAGAGTTGTCAATGGCTGATTTAAGAGCAAGTCAAACAGCACAAAACGCATTTATTTCACAAGGATTTGCTAATGAAGTAGATGCTTTGTATAATAGACTTTCAAATTGTCCTGTTCCAAGTACACCAGTATATGGTAGAACACCAATATTTACTTGCAACAACAATGGTTGCGGATGTGGTTGCGGAAGCAACAACGTATTTTAATTAAAGAATAAAGCAAATATCTGATTACAGATAACTCGATTACGAGAACTTGCTAAAAACTAGAGGATAAGCAAGGGCTTATTCTCTTTTATTTAAATTGTGAAAGGAGAATAGATATGATACAAACTATAATTAATGAGCCAAAAACCTTGGCAAGTAATTCAAGCCCAATTACTTTTGATGATACAAGTATAAGAACGAGATGTGCTTATTGTTGCAATGGTGGTTGGCTAGATTATGAAAACGGAAATCCTATATTTAAAATATTTGGAAATAACTATAATGGATATTATAATGTAAA